ATGACTTCGCTTGCTGTCGTGTTATCCAACATAGCCGAAACAACTGGCTTCACTAATTTAACATATTCACTATCAATTGTTTCTGATATTGCTGGAGATGGTGTCTGATAAACATACAACTCACCTTGTTTAGTATAACCTTTGGGAATCTTTATTCCGTATTCATCAACCGCCTTTACTGAAACAGGAGCAAGTTGTTTAATCGCATTATTGATGCCGCCTTTTTGCTGATATTCTGAAACTGCTCCAGAATAAATATTGCCTTCAGCTTTTTTACGAGATGCTTTCCATTCCTGCGGGGTCATCTGCTCTGGCTTCGTCACATCACGCTGGACTGGCTCCGTTATCGTTTCCGATACTGCGGGGGTGGGGGCTTCTTCTTTGGCTTTTCTTTTTGCCGCTGACCATCCATTTTCATAAGCCAGTTTAAAGTTCTGCGGAACTGAACGCTTCTTTTTGCGATTAGTGTCTAACGCATCTTGTTCACCAAGTTGCTTGTAATAATCAACACCGCCAGTTGGTTTCGCAACCTCTGGCGCGGGAGCTTCTGCTGGCGCAGCTTGCTCGGTGACTGGCGCGGGAGTGATTGGCTCAACTGGCGCGGGTTCTGCGATATCTTTAGCGTCATCTCGCAGTAGAACTTCTGCCTCTCTCCAGTTATGCATGAATTGAATGTCATCTACCTTGACTGTCTTGGTAAGAGTCACGCGATCCTTTAATCCAAAATATAACTTATCAACATTTTCTTTTGAAAGAGTCCAACTGGAAACATTTCTATTTGGACTTGGAGTAAAGTTTGGATCAACTGCTCTATATACAGTAACAGTATCTCCGTATTTCTGTCTCAAAAGCGAGCGGTGCGCTTCTTGAATTGGTTTAAGAACTTCAGAATATTGATTGAGAGCTTTTGTAGCAGCTTGAGGATTGCTGAATGCTCCCATGTGTTGTTCAATTCCGTTAATTGCTGCTGAATTATCTTTATTTGTAAGTTTTTCAGTTGCTTGTTCGGCAAGTTTTACAATGCCTTCTTCATTGGTATCAGAAACTTTGAATCTTGGATCGTCAATATGACGATATACATCACCCTGCTTGTAATAATCTTTTGGAGTTTCTCTTGCAGGAAATTCTCCATCTTCTTTGGATGCAGATATTGCACCTTTAATTGATATAATATCTCCAATTTCTCCACTTATTTTAGGTTCATAAATAACATCTCCATCAGGCGAGGTAGATATTATCATTTCCGATATTGCGCGGGGTGCTTTCTTTTTTGCTTTCCGCATCTCGTATTCATACTCTGATTTTGCTACTTGTGAGGCGGCTTCGCGTGTAGCCCAAATCGTGTCAGATTGCGGAGTTCCATCAACAAGAACTTGAAATCCATTTTCAACTTCTTTGATTTCTATGTTTGGTTTTTTAACATCTTCTACTGGTGGCGTGACTACTTGTTCTACTGGCGCGGGTGCAGCTTGTGCAGGCTGAACTGTCAAGGATTCCTTAACAGTTGGGGCTGGTTCTTCTACTATCGCCTTGGCTAACTCGGCTTGCTGACGCTCGGCTTCTGTTATCGGTTCCGATAATCCGGTCAGCTTTGTGAGATTTTGGTTAAGCTCACCAAGCATTGACTCGCCTTCGGCAATATCAAGTTTAAGCGTTTGTGCTTCTCTGCTTGTGGGTTCAATCGCGGCCAATGTTTGCTTGCGTATCTCTTGAACTTCAGACAATGCCTTAATCTGTTGGTTAAGATTGTTGGCTTGCGTATCGTCTGGTGAAATTGAAAGATCGTTTGCTACCCTATTAGCGGCATCGTTTATTTGATCTTCAGCGATTTGCTCTGGAGTTTTAGGTTTGGAAAATAATACTTTGCCAACTTGTTTTCCACCCATGCCAACAACCTTTACTGCCCCACCCGCACCTGCGGTAATAGCACCCAATGCCAATGTAGTAGGAGCAACTTCCTTGAATGCTTTTACCGCTCCAGCCAGACCTTGGTATTCGTCAGGCGCACCAGCGGTAGAACCAGTCTTAACATATTGTTCCATCTTTGCTTGGTCTGCGCCTTGCTGTGTTTGAGTAATTGTTTCACCAGCAAGTTCAACTACTTGTCCTCCAGCAACTGCCCCTACTTTTTTCAACAAAGTATCATTTGCTTTTTGAATTGCTTGGCCTGCTACATTTGTTGCCGCTTTCTTTCCAAATCCAAAGGCATATTTCAATGCGCCAAGTTGAACTGCATTTCCGATAGCCTCTGGCCCGGCTTCCCACAATGCTGTATTCTGCGCGATAGGAAGAAGTTCATTGTATGCTTTTGTTTTCTCTTCTTCAGTAAGTGGACTTCCTTTGCTTTCTTCTAAAGATTTAAAAGCATCATACAGGAATTGTCCGCCTGCCATTCGATATGAAACTGGTGCAGACGCAACCATTGATCCGATACCTCCAGCAATAGCACCAATAGGAATAGTTGCAGATGCAGCAGGGGGAAATAGTGCGCTCGCCGCCGCGCCTGTTATCGCTCCACCAGCAATAGCGGGAGCCATGCCAGCAACAGTAAACCCAAGGCTTTGCCCCGCTCCGCGAATCGCTTCACCAACAGCAGTTGACTTACCTTCAGCTTCTCTTGTTTTAGCTTGTTGTTCTAATTGCTTGAAGTATTCGCGTTGAGTATCAAATGCAGCAAGGGCTTCTTTTGAGTATTGGTCTGGTCTTGCGAGTCCTTCTTTGGCTGCATAGAAAGATGCTGGAGCAGTTTTTGTTAATCCAGAAAATGCTTCGCCCAGAGCAAGCGGAATATCCGCAATAGTCATCTCCAGTTCTTCTGTAGCTGTCTGTAGCTTGTCAGTAAAAGAAGTGCCTACTGGTTTAAATCCTTGAAATGCTTCAAATGCTACATCAAGAGGTATGTTATTATTTTTCAGTTCATTGAACTTCGGTTCAGCACTAGCCGCTGCCTCCCAAATAACATCATCTGGGATTCCAGCATCTCGCGCCTCTTTGAGTTTTTCAAGAGACAGATTCATCGCCTATTCAATATAGCGGATGCTTGTTCAAGTAAAGACTTTCTATCTACTGGTTGCGATGCTTGCGCTGCTTGCGGAATCATTTTAGCTCCTTCTCTTGTCGGGCCTTCTGGTGTTTTAACAGGAACCCTTACAAGCTGCGCAATGCCGTTTCGATTATTAATATCTTGAATTGAAACCGGAGACAATGCTACTTGCCTAAATGCCGCGATAATATCATTTCCTTGCGAGCCTGCTGGAATCTTGATTCTGCGATTTTGGTTTCGCTTGTCGAAGATATATGTTACTGATCTTGATTCACCAATTTCATCACCATCTTCATCAAGCACAGGCTCATCTACTGTGGTTAAATCGGCATTAAACACTCCGCCTGTATTTGCAATGAAGTCTCCAACTTTTCCTTCATTTAGCACATTGATTGCGGCTCCTGTTACTTTATTTAAGTTCTCAACAACATCTCGTTTAGCTTTCATTATTGGCTTACCAGTTTTTTTATCAATTGATTCAGCTTCAACTGGTGGCTTTAGATACATTCCACGGATGCCTTGTCCTAGAATCCTTTCAGCATTTGGAAACTCATAGAATTTTGCAAGGCGAGGAGAGTTTGCTATAACATCTTGATTGCTTGCAATATCTACCGTGTTTTTTTGTAGATAGTTCTTCTTCTGATTTTCGTCTTGAGCCAAATATTGTTCAGCCAATCTACGTAAATCTTTAAATTCAGTTACTGTAGGGGGATTTTCAGCAGAATCTTCAATCGCTTTCCTATATGATGGATTTGAAATTTCAGCAGCCTTTTTCTTCAAGATGTCAGTTAGATTTCCGATTTCTTCTTCTTCTGTTGCTTGAGGCTGTTTGGTTGGCAATTGCTCACCATCAACTATTATAGCATCCATTTCTGTTCCTGCTCCACCGCTAATTGGCGTGGCTTCATCTGGGACTTGGTATCCGCCGCCATCTTCTCCTCCAAGTAATACATCTTCTTGTGAACTCATAGATGGCAATCCACCGCCAGCCCGCAGAGCTGATGCTGCTACCCGCATTGTTTTATACCTATTATCATCAATAGCCTTACCGCCCATCATTGCCAGATTTGCTAGGTTTTGAACGTATGGGTTAGATTGATTTTGCGCTGCAAGCGATACGATTGCTGAATACCCACCACTGCTATCCCCCGATTCAAATGACTTCATGGCTTCTTGAAATGCTGGAAGAGCAGCTTGCGCTTGCTTCTGGTATTCTTTTGCAGCAAGTGCTTGACCCACTTGTTGACCAAGATCAGAAAGACTTTTTGTCAACGCGCCATAATCCATAGCGGGGATTCCATAGCTGATTTGTGGGATGACTGCCATATATTACCTTTCGTAAATTAATCCACTATCCGTAAATTGATCCAGTAAGTGGACGATAGAATTGTCCACCAGTTGCGCTGGTCGCTGGCACATATTGCTGACCTCCAGCTCCAGTAATAGCACCCTTGGCTCCACCTGCTCCACCGCCAATTGCGTTAGCCATCATTGCTGATGTCCCGTAAGACATTAGTCCTCCACCAATCGCTTGAGTGGTTCCCATGATCGCTTGGGCTGGAGCCAAGTCAGCCGCGTATCTTGCCGCTGCTGCGTTTGATGCCGCTTGATATTGACCTCCAGCGGCTCCGAGGTTTATTTCTCCTGCTCTTTGCATAAAACTTTGTGCTAGGTTGTTCCAATCATATGCCATGTTCACTCCTTGAGTTGCAACATCTGTGGATAAAAGGCTAAGGTTACGAGCGAACTGCGATTGAGCTACTGACATTCCCGGCGTTTTCCCAAGCATTGGTCTGTATCCACCACCAAATGCTTCGGCGGTTTGCCTCTGAACAAAATCAATTTGCTCTTGAGTGAGTGGTTGTCCGCTCATTCTTTGCTGGATGATATTTGCAGCTTGTTGCCTTTGGCTGGTTGCGCCCGGATAATACTGCTCAATATTCTGAATTAGTTGTTGAGGAGTTTCGATATTTGCTTCTTTTACCCTTGCCTCGAAATTCTTTTGAGCCTTTTTAGAAGCACCAGCTTGTTTTCCAGCAGCTTGACTAGACATAACGCCTCCAGCCACCGCTCCTACTGCGGCAATTGTTCCACCAGCAACTGCTGCCCAAACATGGAAACACCTTTTATTTTTTGAATATCGTTGTTCTATTGGCTCGTCAATCATATTAGGATTCTATTCTATTACACCGCCAAGTTTGCATCCTTGGATTGTTTTTGTCAATATGCGGGTTAAAGTCTCTTGCCATTATTTCATCTGCAATAGCTTCTGGGTCTGTCAATGTAGTTACAAAGCAAGCTGACCAAATTGTATCTTCATGTGTGTAAAGAAGTCTGCGTGTTCCAGCTTTTGTTATTCCACTATATGGAGCTTTGTATCTTTGGACTGGTGTATCGTGATACCATACCGACACATCTCCTTGAAGGATAAAAAATGGATGTGTTGTAAGATGCAACAAGGATGTAAGAATTGTATTTTTTGGAATAAAAATTTCCCTTGTGTATAAATTAGGTGTAAATTTGTGCGTTACTGGACAATCTACTGGAGGCAATTCTGCAATATCCAATTCAGCAAGATTTAGAACGTCATCAGGATTCTTGTATCCAGCAACATCCATTGGATCAATACGATTTTTGACCAATTCAATTGGGCATCTTTCTTGAATCTCTAGTTTCATCTATACAAGAAGTAATCGTTGGGTGATGGAGAAAGTAGATCAGAACCAATTAGATTATCTGCCCTGCTATAGTTTGCAAAGCGGATAGGTGCTGCTGTTGGAATTTCCGTATTTTCCATTTCCTTCTCTTGCTCTTTGATGGCAAGGTCTAGGTTCATCAAGAATTCTTGCGCCTTCCTATTGTCTCTGGAGTTCAGAGCAAGGACAGCATAGATCATCGCATCTGGAATGAACTCAACCAACTCTTTCGGATCGGTCAGATCGAAGTATTTCTTCGATGCGTAAAGCGTGATACACTCGCAGGTCTTTGGTGCTTTGAATCGGCGGAAGGTTGGGTTAGCATCGTTCGGTTGATAGATTGCTATCAGCGTCTTTGCTTCCAATGCCGTATCGTAGGCATACACCCGAATCCTACCTTTTGTAATTGGCTTGGTTACTGCGCGAATTCCTTTCACAATAAGATCAGACTTCGCCAGCGTTGGAGGATTTGCAGTAGTTACCTTAACCTTGTGGTAGGTGTCATACTGGTCTTGCGCTTCAAACATCAACTCTACGCCAATGTCTTCAGCTTCCTCGGCCATTACTCCAATTTGGTATGGATGCGTTGTGTAATCGCGGAATAGGACATGGAGTCCCCCTACTTCTACGATTCCTCTATGGCATGATTGATCTGCATGGAGAGCAAAAGCGTTGGTAGCATTGAACCATTCGTCTGCTAGAGATGCAGATTCATTCCCGATCCAAGCTAGTTTGATTTGCTCATATCGGGCTGGCAGCGTGAAGCAATCGTTCACGCAGCAGATTTGGACATACTCTTCTTGAGAAGTCCATGCTCGCTTATTCCATAGCAGTCGCCTTGCTTGGTTTACGGCTTTGACTCCGCGCTCGTATGAACAAGTGCCAGAGTCGCCGACAAAACCCTTAACAAGCTCTACCATCTCTTCGAGGGTATCAGCCATAGGGATTATCGTTTCCGATAATTATTTCGAGCCAACGGGCTTTCCAGATTTAGGAAGTGGTGCGCTGGAGTATGGGTTCTTGCCAGTGTTAGGTGGGTTCATGTTGCCCATGCCTTCACGGATCATGCCGCGAGTAGGTGCGCCGCCGCTAACGAGTTTAGGATCAGTTCCTTTTAGTGGTGTCATATGTTTAGTTTTTCTTATGGCTTGTTTATTACGAAGTGTGAACCGCCATCCAGTCCACACTTGTTATTTGAGAAAGATTATTTTCTACGCGGATAGAGAATCCTGTAGTTGTTTTACTGCCAGCTACCAACGCGAACAATGGAGTAGCAGAAGCTCCAATCGTTGCATTGCAGTTTGGTGTAATTGAAATGCCGTAGTTTGCAGAAGGAAGTGCAGCAAACGATGCGGTTTGGATAGAATCTCCAGTAGGAACGCTGCCAATATTTCCGTAACGAGCATTAATTACTGGCCTTGCTTCTAGCGTATCAATCCTAACATCAAGCGCGTTTACATCTGTTACTAAAGCATCAATCTGATTCTGCTGGTCAGCAAGGTCTTCGTTGATTTGGTTAATCTGCGCTGGAGTTACATCGCCAAGCCCCGGAACATTGATCGTTCCATTGGCAAGAACCTCATCAATGAATACTTGGAAGACATTCTGCCAGTTACCAGTTGGACAGAAATCATCTGGAACATTTGGAAATGTAAGTGCTGGCGATGAAGACTGATTGTCCATAGATTAATTTACGATATTGTAGTTCCAATATTTCTCTTGGCAACACAAAAATGGTTCGCATTCTTGATTTTCTTCTGGGCAATCGCCAATCGGAGAATCATCATTGTTCTTGATGTTTGCCATTAACCTTACTCTATCAATCGTAGCTGCTCCGGTTAGGTTCACTTTGATCTGGAACTCGCTTCCCTCTACCGCTGGGATGCCTGCCAAGTCATTGCACTCGCTTGGGTCTGGCGTGTTAAACTTGTAGCGTTTGTAGCGATTGCCGCCTTGTTGTGGAAAGCATTCAGTTACTTTAGGCGAGCATGGATCACACCCATATGTTGTAGGAACTTTTAGTTGTGACCAACATGGATTGGAATCAGCGCGAAAATCAACATCGCTTTCTACCTGCCCCTTAATCTCACTCATCCACATTTCTCCACCAGTAATCTTTTTACGTAGGAACTTGTTTGTAGCCCCACTTCGGTTGAAGTCATACCTTCCAGTTGTGAAGAAGGATTCAATCTGTCTGCTTCCATTCGGGCCGTAGTCATCGCCTTGGGCTATGGTGAACTCATATAGGCGGTTCTTGTTGTCTTTATCAAACGAGAATCCAAACCCACGCTTTTCACCTTGGATTAGTGCAGTCAGAAGTTGGGTTGGTCTGATGCCTGTCCATACTCCATTCCAACGGAATGATAATTCTGCATCTGGGGCAGGAGTTGAGGATTGGTCTAGGTCTAGAACAACCATGCCCCGATGATACCTATTCAGTCCTTCCACTCCTTCTGCTCGGTAGGTCTGTGGAGAGACAGTATTGATGAGGTAGTTGTTGAAAAAGATAGTAGAAGCGAATTGCTTCATCCACGGAGTATCATTTGATACCCACTTGTTCACGTCCCTAGATAGTTTGCGGAGTGAGAAGTATCTATTGAACTCGGACTGGGTATTGGAATAGAATGCCCAACCATCGTGCGAGC